TAGTGCCAATACCGGCAGCCACAGCGCGCAGCATCCCGCGGGTGAACGGCTCAAACTGCCCATCAGGCGCATCAAGTGATGGCACCGTCACCGATTCACCTGGTTGCAAATACTTGAAAACGCCAGGGGCAAACGAATCAACGCGGTCGTTGTCGTAAACCTCTTCAGGGGTTCCCAGCTCACCCTCAGTTGTGGTGATGAAGCCCATGAGGCTGGACGATGCCCGAGCCCGAATGACCTCAGCCTCCTCATATCCGGCCAAGTGATGCAGTCGCTTGATCGCTGAGGCAAACCAAGTGACACCACGGGTTTGGCCTGGCCGCTCTTGGATGTAGAGGTGCAGCACCTCATTGGCGGGCAGCATTAAATGACGCTTGCCTGCAGTGCCGCTGAACGGCGCATCGCCCGGATGCTTTTGCAAAAACGCATATTGAACAGCGCGGCCGAATTGATCGACCTCAACGCCCATCCGCCATTCATTGCCATTGGCGCTGCTCTTGCCGGTGTAAGTCTCGTCAAGTTGATCTGACTCAATGATCTGCAGCGCAAAAGGAATCTGACTGCCGCCAAAAGGACGGCGAATCACCCTGACGAACACTTCGCCGGATTCGCACATCGCGCCGACAATCATCCGCTCAATGTCGGCAAAGCACAGACGGCCCGACACGTCGCAGTAGCTCTTATATCCCCAATACTTCCAAGCCTTCTCAATCCGCTTGTTCAGGTCTTCATCAAGCCGGCCGCCGCGCTGCATCATCACCTGCGCTTGCAGCTTGATCCCCGTGCCAATCACGTTGTTCATGACGGCGCGCTTCGCCTGACGCGCATAGTCCGAGTCGCGCACCAGCTGACGCGCACGATTGCGCAACCTCGCAAGGCTGCCGTTGATCTCAGCATCTGCGCTCGTCCCGCTAGTCACCCAGCTAGACGTAAGGCGGCTCATGCTCGCGCCTTCATACTGCCGCCGCCTCGGACGGCGTGGCTCATAACCAAGAGCCCGAAAAAGTCGAGTTGCGAGGCTCATCAGAAACGAACAAAGAGGTTGAAGGGATCGCCTTTGCCATTGGCAATCAGCGCGGCGCGGCGCTCACGCTGCACCTCAAACTTGAGCTTAGATTCCAAAGCAATAAGATCCGACATTGCGTAACGCGTCAGGCTCCGCCCGGCGACGCTGTAGCTCTGAACCGTGTTCCCGTTGGCAATGTCTCTGATTGCCTTTTGAACAGCGGCTAGATCTTTCTCGGCCTGCGTTCTGCCGTCGAACGCTGTGGCATCGCCTGTGTAATCAAGACCAGCCAGAACTTCAATCTGACCAGATGCAAGCGTTACTGACTCGCTGCCATACGTTGCGATGGCTTGAAAGAACCACTGACCAGCATCAAACCCATCAGAGTCTGTTGAGCTAATAGTGAATTCCCAACCCAAGCCAAACGCTGTGCCGGTTGCCGTGTGCGCTTCGTGATTCGTGTTTGTCCTGAAGTAATACTTCAGAGTCCAGTTACCGCTATCAATCGAGTTGCCCAGATTGTCCCGGCTTGCATCAACTCGCCATTTGATCGTGTCGCCTGCCCTGATTTTGCTTGGTAGTTGCGTCACGGCTTCACCAGTTGCTAACGAACGACGACGACGCGGCAGGCTTCGCCTTCACTTCCTTTGATCTTAGCGGCTGTTCAAGGCGCTTTTCCAACTGATCCCAAATCGTCCGGCGATCATATTTGCGATAAAGCAACTGCAGACAGGCATAGCAATAAATCAAACCGTCCCAGCTCTCATTCCTTGCCCCGCCTTTCTTTACCCAGATCCGCTGAGGAAAGCCGTTCACAAATTTGATCTTTTGCGCCTCGGCCGTAAGCATCTTGAAAAACTCCTCACCCGTCGTCGCGTGAAAGTGCAAGTAACCCTCACCCGGCTCGGTGTATTTCAAACGGCCCGCCATCGTGTTCTTGATGTTGTGAACACCAACAGGGAACAGACTGGCTCCCTTCTTTAACGTCTTGCCATTGGCGTTGATGTCAACCCGCGTGGCCTTGCCGATTGGTGGCTTATCGCGTTGGCTCTGACCTTTGATCGCGATGACGCCATGCGCCTTCCGCTCCCTGGCGTACTGGTAAACCTCAGACGTTGCCAGACCACCTGAGTCAACAGCGGTGAAGTCAGCCTTCAGGCTGCCCCCCAGCTCATGCGGCCAACGGCGCATCACAAACTCATCTAGTCGCTTCCACACCTCAGACCGCGTCGGGTCTCCTGCAATCTCGACGTACTGGATCAGCCAGCCCTCTTCCTTGCGGCCCCAGCCCCACACGCTGATCGCCAGTCTTTCTCCAAGCGTTCCGCCGCCACCCTGAACGTCAACGCCGATCGTGACCGCCAGCACCCCGGCAGGCAGCACACCCTCTTGATAATCCTCACAACGCTCAAGCAACACATCAGCGCTCATCGCGCTGCTGTAGTCATCCGACCACGTTTGACCAAGCGTGGTGTTGATCCACACCCGCAGCTGCTCAGGGTTTGACTTCGCTTCTAAAAATTCAGCGACAAGATCAGCCCACCTGGCATTGGGGCTGTAGCTGTACGCCGCCCAGATGTGAAATCCAGCGTGCTTACCGTTGCCCGGTGCAGTAGCCCGCCACTCACCGCGCTCAACCATCCAACGCTTCTTACTGTGCGGGATCAACGTGCCGCAGCTCTCGCACGCATAAGCCGCCGTCTCCGGATCGTTGTCAGTCCACCGGATGTTTGCCCACTTCAGGTATTGCATGTGCCCGCATCCTTCTTCTGGACAAGGGACGTAATACCTGCGCTGATCTGACTCCTCGAACATCCGCTCAATGCGGCTGAAGTCCTTCACAGTCGGCGTACTGCCGGCAATGATCTTGCGGTTCCAGTAATACTCAGTCCGCTTGATGCCCAGCTTGATCTGATCACCCTCAGACCCAGCCGACGCCGGATAACCATCAACCTCATCGAACAAAACAACGCGCCTACTCACACGCCTAAAGCCACGCGGTGAATTAGCCCCCACAAGCGACAACGTGCCGCCGGGAAAGTTCTTCTGCAAAATCGTGTTGTTCCCGTCCTTCGCTTTCGACTCACTCACCAAGCCAGCCAGGCAAGCCGTGTCTCTCAACATCGGGGCAATCTCTTCCTTCGAGTAGCCCTGCGCGTCTTCCACAGTCGGCTGCACAACCATGATCGGACAAGCGTCCTGATGGACGTGATAACCAATTGCGTGGTTGATCATCTTGGTGTAACCAACACGCGCTGACTTCATCACCGTGATCTGCTCCACAGCCGGATCAGTCACCGCGTCCATCATTCCCTTCTGATACGGCAGCGTGTGCCACCGGCCTGCTTCCGCACTCGACTCAGCAGACAAGAACGCATAACGATCAGCCCACTCACTAAGCGTCAGCTTCTCCGGCGGACGGAACGCCTCTAAAGCTCCACGCATCAGCACAGCAATGTCAGCCATCAGCCAGATCCTCCAGGGCCTCACGCACAATCTGCTCAAGCGTCACGAACGCATCCGCCGGGATCTCCGGTATGCGCTGTTTCGCTTTCGACGGGACCGCCATCATCTTGGTCCGCGTTATCGCAACTAAATCACCCCACGCCTTAGCCACCTCATCAGCACGCACCAGCTCGCCTTCCTTCTCCGCACGCTCAAGCTCCATCAGCTCAGCCTTAAGCCACTCAGTCCGTGCACGGCTTTCGTTGTAGTCCGGCAAATCTTCCGCCGCTCGCACAACAGCTTTCGGCTCAGATTGCGGGACCCTCGCATTCACGTTGCGCATCCGACTCCGCGCATTGCCCCACTGTTCCCTCAGCGTCTCGCCATCAATCCATTGCTTTCCGTCACGCTCAACCGGAACAACTCGCCCCTTCTTTATCGCGTGAGTGATAGCAGCTGGACTAACACCTAAAACCGTCGCTGCTTCGCTCTTGCTGATCAGCATCCCGCCCTATCGGCTTTTAACTTAAGTAAAAGAAGACTAAAACACTTAAAAGCTTGGGGCCATAGTGCCCGCCTCAGCCTTTAGAAATGTTGTACGCCGTGCCTAGATAAAAAACGCGCGCACGAACGACCGTGGGATCCTCTAGAGTCGA